CGCAAATCGACGAGGTCCTTACACAGGACGCCGTCGGTCAGATACGTCTTCGTAAAACACTTACGATGCGTATAAAGTACGAGGACCCATGGAAAATCCATGCGGCCTGCGCACTCGCTAATCTCCGGAACCTCAAAGGTCCGAAGATTACCGTCTGGTCGGGAGACGGGTTTCGTCTTTCCGATCCGCTGCCCGCGAGAATCCTAGGAGACTCGTGGACAGGATCTTTAAGAAACAAAGTTCGTTTCTTTAAGATAGCGGATGATAAGGTCAAGTTGAACCTTATCTACCGACACACACACTGGGGCCAACGGCTCCGCAGTCTGTGTTCTGATCCGAGTGGTAAAGTTTACCACTGGGCTCATACCCTCCGGACCCGAATAAATCGGTTCCTGAAGGGTGGCCCTGACCCCCTCTGGGTTAAAGAGGAGAGGCAGAGCATCGCTCCGGCCGGGTGGAAGACCCGTGACCGTAGCGCTCGGGCTTTAAGACTCATCGAGCTCTTAAAGACCGTTGACGGGGTTTTTACACTGAGATATCTGGCAAACCCCGCCGAAGTGTGGACATGGGAGAGATTCGACATGTTCACACTCGGGAATATATCGCTACTAATAGGCGATGAATTCCTAGACGGTGAGCTCCCATTAGGGTGGCACACTGTCCGCACTTCCTATTCACTCTTAAAGAAGAGTAGGAAGTGGTTCAAAAGCGTAGCGAACCGTTGCGCTTTTGACACCGACCAGGGAATCCCGAGCGAGCTCGGGCCCTGGGCGAGGCAATTCTGGCGGTCTTGGACCGTCGCAGGAAGAGCCAAGGGACACCGATACCTTATGGTAATAGGTATCTTGTCCCAGACGAGAGGTTGCGGGACACCGCCGCCTCTAGTCGTACTTCAGTCGAAGCGGAAATTTATCGAGTCCGTTTCACTGGAGCCCTCACGGGAGACGAAAACAAAGCGTTCTCTACGTGAGATGGCGCTGCTGGAGGTCATAAGTGACATGCCAGCAGTCGCAACCACTGGACTCGCGACTAAGTCGCGAGTAACAGTGACATCCGCCGCCTGTTGGGAGAAGACCCGACAGGAAGGTGGAACCACTGAGGCAGTCAAATCTATGCTGTCTGAAGTGGGTACGATGTCTCAGGTCCCTGTCAGGGATCTAGACACCGGTAGGGTCGAATCTTGGGTCTTTCCCAAGGACTTCGACTCCGTCGGAGAACTTATATTCTGGGTCTCATTGGACCGAGTTCTCCGCACACCGCCGGAGGAATTGAAAACCGCATTCCTCACGGTGGTGAAGGAGCCTGGTAAAGCACGCAGCGTTACCAAGGCCCGTGCTTGCCTCAAGATCGTACTAGATCTTGTGAGCAAGATCTGCAGCGAACCCCTTGCTAAGGGGATCCGCAGCAGCCAATCGGGTATGACAGCGTCAAACCACGGTTGGAACTTTTTCAACTCCCTAACCACAGGAGAAGAAAGAGATGAGACCTTCCGACTGCTAAGCAGGGAGGAGGTCCAATTCGAAGGTTATGTCGAGAGACATGACGTATTCGAAGACCTCTATGTGTCCTCAACGGACTACAAGGAGGCGACAGACAAGCTGGAACATCATATTGCAGCGAGCCTGGGAAGGGCATGGATGTCGAAATGCGGCATTCCTGCTCTCCTCCAAGGTATTGTAATGGAAACCTGTTACAAACCAAGGAAGGTCTACTTTAAAGCCACCGGGCTTTTAATAGACCTCGGATATCCAGCGCCCGATATGGGTGAAAATATACACTGGGTAATCCTTCGGAGAGGGGTGCTTATGGGCGACCCCTTGACGAAACCTGTTCTACACCTCGTCAACGTGTGTAACAGGCATCTACAGAAGCGGATCTTAGATCCAGACTTCTACAGCCGACTGGAGAATTCGAGTGAAATCTCTGAGTCACTGAGGGAGTTCAGCAAACTGCTGAACGGCCCCTGATGTTCGCGCTATGCATTTTAGAGCTAGTAGCGAGCAACGTATAGCCCCTCTGGGGAGCATTTACG